GAAGAGTTGACGATTGAATACGAGTGGTTCTCAAAGCTAGATAGCGTGCGTCAAGAAGCCTTAATAGACCTGTCATTTAATATTGGTCAGACCAAGTTACGCAAGTTTGTTAAAGCCTTGGGGCACATGGCTGATGGTAACTACGAAGAGGCTGGACAAGAGTTCTATCGTAGCCGCTGGGCAGAGCAAGTAGGTGACCGATCATTAGAAATTTGCCAGATGATTAGCTCTGGGGAATATCAGGTACGATAAAATGCCTTTACAAAAATTTTTATTTAACCCAGGTATAAACAAGCAAGGAACAAGCTATACCGCAGAGGGTGGTTGGTTTGATGGCAACCTTGTTCGTTTTAGAAAAGGGTTTGCAGAAAAGATAGGCGGTTGGGAAAAATACATATCTTCTTCTTATGAAGGAACGGGTAGAAAACTACATGCTTGGGTTGACCTAGACGGTACAAAACTCCTTGGGTTAGGAACTCGATACAAGCTGTACATCCAGGAAGGTTCTTCATATAACGATGTAACGCCCATAAGACGCACCAGTGCAGCCGGTGCGGCTACTTTTGCAGCAACTGATGGATCTTCTACGATTACTGTCACAGACTCTGGTAATGGGTCTAACGTAGGTGATTTTGTTACATATACCGATGCAGTCTCTTTAGGTGGAAACATTACTGCAACAGTGTTAAATCAAGAATATCAAATACAATCCGTACCGACTTCTAACACTTACACGATTATTGCAAAAGATACAAATGGCGATACGGTTACAGCCAACTCTAGCGATACCGGCAACGGAGGCGCCTCAACTGTAGCCGCCTATCAGATAACAAGCGGCCTTGATGTATTTGTAGACGGGACTGGCTGGGGTGTTGGCGGATGGGGGTCCGGCACCTGGGGGTCAACAAGCTCTCTTAATGATGCTAATCAGCTTAGACTTTGGTCTATGGACAACTTCGGTGAAGATTTATTATCAAATCCTCGAGCCGGTGGTGTTTATTATTGGGATAAATCAGACGGTCTTAACACTAGGGCGGTGGCTTTAAGTTCTTTAATTGGATCAAATTTAGCCCCAACTAAAGGACTACAAGTAATAGTATCTGACATTGACCGGCATGCAATTGTACTGGGTGCAGATCCTATCGAGAATGGCGTTAGATCTGGCTTAATAGATCCGTTGCTTGTTGCTTTTTCAGATCAAGAAAACATATTTGATTGGGAGCCAACGTCTACTAATACTGCTGGCTCTCTTCGATGCTCGGCTGGATCAGAGATTATTGGTGCAATAAGGGCTCGACAAGAAACGTTGATATGGACCGATGTTGCGCTATATAGCCTTCAGTTTATAGGGCCACCTTTAACCTTTGGCCTGAATCTAGTTAACGAAGGTGTCAGCTTGATTGGTCCTAACGCTATTGTTAATTCACCATCCGGCATATTCTGGATGGATAGAAAAGGTTTTTACACTTATAACGGATCTGTCTCACCTGTCCCATGCACAGTTCATTCCTACGTCTTTGATGACTTTGAGGAAGGTCAAGCCTTCCAAGTGTTTGGCATACTCAATAAACAGTTTGACGAAGTTGGTTGGTTTTATTGTAGTTCTGGTCAAACAGTCATTAATCGTTATGTATTCTTTAACTATGTTGAAAACACATGGTCAATTGGCCAGCTTTCTAGAACTGCTTGGCTTGACGAGGGTATATTCTCTCAACCTATTGCTGCCGGTAAGTACAGTGACACACCTTATCTGTACAGCCATGAGGTCGGATATAACAACGATGGTCAGCCAATGGATAACGTATATGTGCAAAGCGCAGACTTTGACATAGGGGACGGCGAAGAGTTTCAGTTTATAAAACGCTTTATTCCTGACGTTAAGTTTCAGGGATCTGGGTCTGATCAAACAATAAACGTTCAGATTAAAACCAGAAACTATCCAGGAAATAGCTTTACCACAGATCAAACAACTTCTTTTACAAGCACAACAAGCAAAATAGATATGCGTGCAAGAGCGCGACAAGCTTCTATTCGTTTTGAATCTGATGACGATGGTACGAGTTCGGAAAGAATAGATGTAGGGTTTAGGATTGGAGGCACACGGCTAGATATACAACCTAATGGGCGCAGATAATGGCAAAGATATTAAACACGGCTTTGCCAATTTCGGGTCCGCAAGGTGTGACGCCTGATATATTTAACAAAACAATTAGGCTTTTAGAACTAAACCTAAATGCTTTTGATCCTAGTTCAACGCCACAATTTACCAACGAAAGGTTATCTCAGCTTCAGTTTAAAGCTGGAGATATCATCTGGAATCTCAGCATAGAGGCGCTTCAAGTCTATACTGGCAATGAGTTTGTAAATATATCGACACCATCGACTGCTGGCTTGCAAGGATCAACAGGTGTTGGATCGGTACAAGTTATAACCAATGGTTCTATAACTGTTGAGATTGATTAATGAATAGTATAAAGACAAAAAGAACGAAGCCGACAGTAAGATATGTCAAGCCAAGAGGCTTCTCTAACATGTTGCCTAACAAAAGACCAGTGACTAAGATAAACTAATGACAGGCACAGCAACTAAAAGAGACCCAAAAAAGTGGGCAGCAGCTAAGTCTAGAGCTAAGGCTAAGATGGGTGGTAAACACTCTGCTCGGGCGATGCAACTTGCTGTAAAATATTACAAAGATTCGGGCGGTACTTACTCGGGTCCAAAGAAAAATTCGACTAATAAGCTCTCTCAATGGAGTAAGCAAGACTGGGGAACCAAGTCTGGCAAGCCGTCAACACAGGGGCCTGATGCTACAGGTGAGCGATACTTGCCAAAGAAGGCAAGACAAGCACTATCAAGCCAAGAGTATGCGGCAACAACAAGAGCAAAAAGAAAAGATACAATAGCCGGTAAACAGTTTTCATCGCAGCCTAAGAAAATTGCTGATAAGACCAAGCAGTACAGGACAGCAAAAGATGGTGGATTTTTTACCAAAAGAAACCATCGGGGTTGCGGGTCTGTGATGCCCGATAGAAGAAAGAAGACAAGGTACTCTTGATGTTTAAGCGTCATGTACAAAACTTTAGAGTAGGCGGTGCTGCTAAGAAAAATCGAGGCAGACCTATTAGACGAACTACTTCTGGTAGTAATCCTAATTACCGTAAAACTAAAGATGGCGCTGGCATGACAGAGGCTGGGGTTAGGGCGCACAGACGCGCTAATCCTGGTAGCAGATTGCAGACCGCTGTTACTGAGAGTAAGCCTACAGGCAAGAGAGCGGCTAGAAGAAAGTCATACTGCGCTCGATCTGCCGGACAGATGAAAAAGTTTCCGAAGGCAGCAAGAAATCCAAACTCTAGATTGCGTCAAGCAAGACGCCGATGGAAGTGTTAGATGAGCATTCGTAAGTTACCTATAAAAATGTTTGGTGGTGGCGATGTAATGGGTAGCCATCTTGGACGAACAGGATTCCAAGGCATGGGAAACGCTGGAACTTTCGGAGGACTTTCTATTCCTTCAAATGTAATTAGTGTGAGCGATATTGGAAGACTTAATCTAAATCTTTCTGATATCGCAGGCAGCGCCAATTGGAGCGCTGCCGGTCTTGGAAATTTAAATAACATTGGTGGGGTTTTAGGTGTGCCAACAGGGTCTCAGTTTGCTGGGGGAGGTGCTGGTTCTGTTGTCGTTCCGCAAGGAGCTATTTTCTCCGACGTTGATTTTAGTCAAGGCCCTCAAGTTGATGACTTTGATGAAGATGGAGATGGAAAATTAAACGATGAGGAGCGTGCTTTATTTCAGCAAGCTATGAGCGTTTTTATGCGCCAGAACAAAGAACAACCTATTGTTGAAGATACTCCTGAACCTGCACCAGAAGAAGATCCTAAGCCTGAAAAAGAACCTGACGAGGATGAGCCAAGCTTTCTTCAAAGACTAAGAGAATGGTACGAAAGAAAATTTGGTGGTAGAGGCATACAGATAGGTGGTTATCCTGGAGGATTGGGTGGCATAAATATTCCACTGCCAGGCGGTGGTAGAGACGGAGGATTTCCTTTTCCTATACCAATTCCTCCTATTTTTGGTGGAGGAGGCGGTAGCGGTGGCGGCGATGGTCGGCAAGAGCCAGAGCCAACTCCGCCTGTAATACCTACGCCTACACCTACACCTACGCCTACACCTACACCGGATCCTACACCTACACCGACACCGACACCGGATCCTACGCCTACACCGGATCCTACGCCTACACCGGATCCTACGCCTACACCGGATCCTACGCCTTCTCCAAGCCCAGGACCTATAATTGATGATTCAAAAGAAACAGATCCAATATATATACCGACATGGCCAAGTAGACCGCCAGCGCAACCAGATACCGGAGGCAATAACGTGAGCATTCCAGAAAACCCTAAACCAAAAGACCTTCAAGAAGCCGCTAGACGCGCAAGCATGAATGTTTATGCAGACCCCGCAAACTTTGATCGATTCGCTCCAAGTCCTTTGCAAACCATGGACACTAGATACAGAAACATATCTAGCTTCTTGCCATCCGGTGAGATTACGCCATATGCAATGAACTATCAGAGAACTCCAGGCGCTCAGTACGCAAATTATCCTAGTGCTCCGCCTATGCAAGGTGGTCCGCTGACAACGTATCAAAGACCTCCTGTTGGAGGCGGTGGTACTGGCGGAGGAGATACCGGAGGCGGTCTTCCTCCAGATAGAGGAGATACCGGAGGCGGTCTTCCTCCAGATAGATCCGACCCAACTGATCCAGATCAAGAGATGCAGTTTGGAAGTGATTACGAAGATATAGTTCCTAAGCCAGAAAGATCTGACTTCCCTCCCTTTAGCGGTCGAGGCCAAATGGCTTCTCAGAAAAGATACGAAGCTGCTTTAGAAGAATGGGAAAAACAAAAAGAAGAGTTTGAAAAATCAATTGAGCAGATAAAAAGCGGTGGTCTTGGGTCTTTAGGGCTTGGAGGAATAGGTAGCTTAGGTGGCGCTTTTAACCAAGGCGGAATTGCAGCCCTATCGGAAGGCGGATTCCCTAGAGTAAATGGTAAGATAGAAGGACCTGGAACTGAAACATCTGATGATATTCCTGCCATGTTAAGCGATGGTGAGTTTGTTGTTAACGCTAAAGCGGTTCGCGGTATTGGTGATATGATGGGAGCTGGTAATAGCAAACAAGATCAAAGAAGAAAAGGCGCAAGAGCTATGTACGCCTTACAAAAAATGGGCGAAAAAGCCGTGGGGATGTCGTAATGGGTATATTTGATACCGAAACAGAAATCATAGATGATACTCAACCATATGTTTTGCCAAGAGCTAGTCAAACTTATTCTGATCCAGCAGTTGAGCTTACAGCTAGAAATCTTTTAGCGAGTTATTTTGGCACACCTGATCAACCTGGTTTAATTGGCCAGCAAATACCTGTACCTATTCAGCAAGTAGCTGGACTGTCTCCCCTTGAGATACAAGCCCGAAATATGGCGCAAGGGTTAGGCGGATTTGGCGGACAGCTTGCCGAAGCAGAAGGTCTGTATCGACAGGCCGCTCAAGGGTTTGATCCCGCCAGCGCTGGTGTATTTGGTGATCCACAGGCTCGAGCTTTGTATATGCAAAGCCTTGGTCAATATGATCCAAGAATGGCGCAGCAGTTTTTAGATCAAGAAAGTCGAGCGTTGATGCGTGGTGCCGCCAGAGATACGACTGGAATTGATAGAGACATATCTAGAGAAATATCTCAAGCGCAAGGCGGAATCCGTGGTGCTGAAGCCATGATAAGGCAAGGTGCTCAAAGCTCTGCCGATGAAGCTGCTGCTGCTCAGCGCATGGCTCTTGAAGCTAGAGGTCAAGCAGGTAGAGAAGCAGACATAGGACAAAGCGCCATGAGAAGGGCTGCGTCTAATATAGGTACAGGTATTTCTCAGGCAAAAACAGAGTCTAGATATCAAGAAAGAGAAGGTCTTAGTGAGGCTCAAAGATTAGCTCAACAACTTGGTTCAATTGGATCAGAGGCTGGAGCAGGCGCTAGACAAGGTGAGGCTGCAATTGCA